AAACGGGGCCGAGGCGCGGATATTTTCGGCCCACAACCCCGAGGCGCTGCGGGGGCCGCAATTCGATGCGGCCTGGGTGGACGAGCTGGCGAAATGGCCCAAGGCGCAGGACAGCTGGGACATGTTGCAATTTGCCTTGCGGCTGGGGAACCACCCGCAGGTCTGTGCGACGACGACACCGCGCAACGTGCCGGTGCTGAAAAACCTGTTGAAGCTGGGATCGACCGTGGTGACACATGCGCCAACCGAGGCGAACCGCGCGAACCTGGCGGACAGTTTCCTGGCCGAGGTGCAAGAGCGATACGCGGGCACGCGGCTGGGCCGACAAGAGCTGGAGGGCGTGCTGATCGACGAGGCCGAGGGCGCGCTGTGGACGACCACGATGCTGGAGGCGCTGCGGGTGGACACCGTCCCGGATCTGGATCGGATCGTCGTCGCGGTGGACCCGCCGGTGACGGGGAACGCGGGCTCGGACGAATGCGGGATCGTGGTGGTCGGCGTGCGGATGCACGGGGCGACGCAGGACTGGGACGCCTATGTGCTGGTCGATGCCTCGGTTCAGGGGGTGGCGCCGACGGGCTGGGCCAAGGCGGCCGTGCGCGCGGTCGAGGAATGGGGCGCGGACAAGCTGGTGGCCGAGGTCAACCAGGGCGGCGATCTGGTCGAAGCGGTGATCCGGCAGGTCGCGCCAGACGTGCCATTCCAAAAGGTCCACGCCAGCAAGGGCAAGGTGGCGCGGGCGGAACCCGTGGCGGCCTTGTACGAACAGGGGCGGGTGCACCACGTCCGGGGCCTGGGCACGCTCGAGGACCAGATGTGCGCCATGACCGTGCAGGGCTATGAGGGCAAGGGCAGCCCCGACCGCGTGGATGCGCTGGTCTGGGCGCTGCACGAGCTGATCCTGAGCCAGCGCCCGGCCGAGCGCCCGCAGCTGCGTACGCTCTAGTTCATTTATCTTAAACTTTTCAGATCAGTTTCCCCTCAACGCCGACGGGTGCGGCAGGCAGGGGAAACCCAGAGCGAAGCAAGGAGCAAGGACAGGATGATTATGGACTTCTTCAAACGGGGGGCCGCAGACGAGGCGCCCGAGACCAAGGCCAGCGCGACCGGCCCGGTGGTGGCGTTGCAAGGCGCAGGCCGCGTGGCCTGGACCCCGCGCGACACGGTATCGCTGACGCGGCTGGGGTTCGCAGGCAATCCGGTAGGGTTCCGCTGTGTAAAGCTGATCAGCGAGGCGGCAGCGTCGTTGCCGTTGATCCTGCAAGACCGGGTGCAGCATTTCGAGATTCACCCGATCAAGGATCTGGTGGAACGTCCGAACCCCGCTCAGGGCCGGGCGGAACTGTTCGAGGCGCTGTACGCGCAGCTGCTGCTGACGGGAAACGGCTATGTCGAGGCCGTGGGCGGCGAGACGGGGGCGCCATTAGAGCTGCATGTGTTGCGGTCCGATCGCATGGCGCTGGTGCCGGGCGCAGATGGCTGGCCGGTGGCCTATGACTATAGCGTGAATGGGCGCAAACACCGGTTTGATGTGACGGGCGCGACGGCTCCGATCTGTCATATCCGCAGCTTTCACCCGCAGGACGACCACTATGGGTTTTCCCCGATGCAGGCGGCGGCCCAGGCGCTGGACGTGCATAATTCAGCGTCGCGCTGGTCCAAGGCGCTGCTGGATAATGCGGCGCGACCCTCGGGGGCGATTGTCTACAAGGGCGCGGACGGGCAGGGCCACATGGCCCCGGATCAATATGACCGCCTGGTCAATGAAATGGAAAGCTACCACCAGGGCGCGCGGAACGCCGGCCGTCCGATGCTGTTAGAGGGCGGGCTGGACTGGAAACCGATGGGGTTTTCGCCCTCGGACATGGAATTTCAGCAAACCAAGGAAGCCGCTGCGCGGGAAATCGCCCTGGCATTCGGGGTGCCGCCGATGCTGCTGGGGATACCGGGCGATGCGACCTATGCCAATTACGCCGAGGCCAACCGGGCGTTTTACCGGCTGACCGTGCTGCCGCTGGTGCAAAAGGTAACAGCGCGCATGGCGGACTGGCTGTCGGGCCATGTGAACGAACGGCTGGATCTGCGGCCGGACCTGGACCAGATCGCGGCGCTGTCGTCAGAACGCGAGGCGCAATGGCGCCGGGTGGCCGACGCGGATTTCCTGACCGACGCGGAAAAACGCCGGATGCTGGGCCTGTCCGCGCTGGAAGGAGGTCCAGATGCGGGATGAGCGCGCCGGATTTGAGCAGTTCGACTGCGCGCCGGCGCTGCGGCTGGAGGCCCATGAACGGGTCAGCAAGCTGCAACTGGACGGGCTGAACCGACGGCTCGAGAAAATCGAAGAGATGATGGAGAAACTGGAAAAACGCCTGTGGCTAACAGTTTACGGCGTGGTGGGAACCATGCTGGCGCAGGCATTCCAGTCGCTCTTGACGGCGCAACCGTGAAAGCGAGGTTAGGAATGGATACGGGACTGGAACACAAGTTCTGCCGTCTGGGCGGTGACGACGTCATCGTCGACGGGCTGAGCATCGAAGGCTATGCCAGCCTGTTCGGGCAGACCGATCAAGGCGGGGACATGGTGCGAAAAGGCGCCTATGGGGCCTCGTTAAAGGCGCTGGGACGCGCGGGGCGGAGCGTGAAAATGCTGTGGCAGCACGACCCCGCCCAGCCGATCGGCGTGTGGGACGAATTGCGCGAGGATGACAAGGGGCTGTTTGTCAAAGGACGCCTGCTGGACAGCGTGGAAAAAGGCCGAGAGGCCGCCGCGCTGATCGAGGCGGGCGCCATCGAGGGGCTGTCGATCGGGTACCGCACCAAGCGCGCCGTGAAATCCCCCGAGGGCAAACGGATCCTGACAGAATTGGAGCTTTGGGAGGTGTCGCTGGTGACCTTTCCGATGCTGCCAAGCGCACGGGTGGCTGCCAAGTCCGAGGACCAGGACAGCGACCTGATGCAAGAAGTGGCGGCGGCCTTTGACGGTGCGCGCCGGGAATTGGCGCGCGGCTAGCGCCCTTAACAAAGGAAACTGGGATGACCAAAACCGAGCACGAGGCTCGGACCGGGGAAGCTATGCCTCCGGCCACCGAGGTGAAATCCGCAATCGTGGGTTTCATGAATGAGTTCAAGGGCTTTCGGGCCAATATTGATGCAAAACTTCAACAGCAAGAAGAGCGACTGACCATGCTTGACCGTAAATCTTTCTCGCCGGCGCGTCCGGTTCTGGCAACCTCGGCCGAGGTTGAGGCCCCCCATCAAAAGGCATTCGACGCCTATGTCCGTCACGGCGATGACGACGCGCTGCGCGGGCTGGAACTGGAGGGCAAGGCCATGTCCACCGCCGTGGCTGGCGACGGCGGCTATCTGGTGGACGCGCAGACCTCGGCGACGATCCAGAGCGCGCTGAAATCCAGCGCCTCTCTGCGCCAGGTGGCGAATGTGGTCAACGTCGAGGCGACCTCGTATGACGTGCTGGTGGACCACACCGACGTGGGCCACGGCTGGGCGAACGAGACCTCGGTTTCGGAAACCGGCACGCCGACGATCGACCGCATCACCATCCCCCTGCACGAGCTGTCGGCGCTGCCGAAAGCCTCGCAGCGTTTGCTGGACGACAGCGCGTTTGACGTCGAAAGCTGGCTGGCCGGCCGTATCGCGGACAAATTCGCCCGCGCCGAAGCGGCCTCGTTCATCACGGGCAATGGCGTGGACAAACCGACCGGTATCCTGACCCACACCGCCGTGGATAACGACGTCTGGACCTGGGGCAATCTCGGCTATGTGCCCACCGGCACGGACGGTGATTTCGGCTCGGCGGATGCGATCATCGGCCTGGTGTACGCGCTGGGGGCGACCTATCGCGCCAATGCGGCCTTTGTGATGAACAGCAAAACCGCGGGCGCTGTGCGCAAGCTGAAGGACGGCGACGGCCGGTTCCTGTGGTCGGACGGTCTGGCGGCGGGCGAACCCGCGCGTCTGATGGGATACCCCGTGCTGATCGCCGAGGACATGCCCGATATTGCCAGCGGCGCGGATGCGATTGCGTTCGGTGATTTCGCGGCGGGCTATACCGTGGCCGAACGCCCCGATCTGCGCATCCTGCGCGATCCGTTCAGCGCCAAACCGCATGTCCTGTTCTATGCCACCAAACGTGTGGGCGGGGACGTGAGCGATTTCGCCGCGATCAAGCTGCTGCGTTTCGCCGTCGCCTAATCGCGCGGTGAATGGGGCCGGTCCCGTGGGGCCGGTTCCGGGCGCGTGCCGTTGGACCATAGGCGTTGTCTAGCTGCTCCCTCCGTCCGAGCAACGCTGATGGCGCGCGCCTGACCCGAATTGGGGGGGAATGATGCGGAGTTTTTCCATGATGTTAGTCGAAGAGACCCAAGTGCCGCAGACGGCGCTGCCGGTCGCGGATTTCAAGTCTCACCTGCGTCTGGGCAGCGGTTTCGCCGAAGACAGCGTGCAGGACGCCGTTCTGGAAAGCTTCCTTCGGGCGGCGATGGCGGCGGTCGAGGCGCGCACCGGCAAAGTGCTGATCGAGCGAGAGTTTTCCTGGACGCTAAGCCATTGGCGCGACGCCAGCGGGCAAATCCTGCCGGTGGCGCCGGTCAGTGCGATTGCCGAGGTGGCGCTGATTGATCGCGCCAATGCGGAAACGGTGCTGGACGCGCAGACCTATGTGTTGCGGCCCGATCAGCAACGCCCGCGGCTGTGCCCGGTTCAGGGGCTGCTGCCCACTATTTCCAGCGGGGGCAGCGTGCGGGTGCGGTTCCTGGCGGGCTATGGCCCGGATTGGTCGGATCTGCCCAATGATCTGGCGCAGGCGGTGCTGATGCTGGGCGCGCATTACTATGAGTACCGCCATGAAACGGCGCTGTCGGGGCGGTGCATGCCCTTTGGTGTGACCAGCCTACTGGAGCGGTACCGCACGATCCGCGTCTTCGCCGGGAGAGCGTCATGAAAGCCCCGCGTCTGAACAGGGCGCTGGCGCTGGAAAACCCGGTTTCCACCCCTGACGGGGCCGGGGGCTTTGCCCAGTCGTGGGTCGAGCTGGGCCATCTGTGGGCCGATGTCGCGTTCCGATCAGGGCGCGAAACGGCAGCAGGGGGCGGGGCGCGCTCGGTTGCGAGCTACAAGATCACGGTGCGTGCGGCGCCTGTGGGATCGACCATGCGCCCCCGCGCGGAGCAGCGATTCCGCGAAGGAACGCGGCTGTTTCGCATCCTGTCAGTGGCCGAAAAGGACGCCGAGGGGCGGTACCTGATCTGCATCGCACAAGAGGAGGCCGCAGCATGAGCTATGCAATGGCAGCAGCGCTGCAAACGGCGGTGTATCAGGCCCTGGTGGCGGATGCGGCGGTGGATGCGCAGGTGTTTGACGCCGTGCCCTCGGGGGGGGTGCCGGACACATATGTGAGCCTGGGGCCGGAACTGGTGCGGGATCGCTCGGATAAGACGGGCGCGGGCGCGCAGCATGAATTCACCGTGACGGTCTACACGACCCAGGCGGGATTCGGAGCGGCCAAGGACCTGGCGGCAGCGATTTGTGACGCTTTGGTGGATGCGGATCTGACCCTGACACGCGGCACGCTGGTGGCGCTGAATTTCTACAAGGCACAGGCGGTGCGCGAACAAAAGGGCACCGCACGGCGGATCGACCTGAAGTTCCGCGCCCGCGTCGAAGATAACTGAATTTTCCTAACGATGGAGTGAGTGAGATGGCTGCTCAGAATGGCAAGGATCTGTTGATCAAGGTGGACCTGACCGGGGACGGTCAGTTCGAAACAATAGCAGGGCTGCGCGCCACGCGCGTCAGTTTCAACGCCGATAGCGTGGACGTCACCAGCCTGGAAAGCCAGGGCGGATGGCGCGAACTGCTGGGGGGCGCAGGGGTCAAGTCGGCCTCGATTTCCGGGTCGGGCGTGTTCAAGGACGCCAACACGGATGAACGCGCGCGGCAGATCTTCTTTGACGGGGAAACGCCGGATTTTCAGGTGATTATCCCCGATTTCGGCGTGGTCGAAGGCGCGTTCCAGATCTCGGGGATCGAGTATTCGGGCAGCCATAACGGCGAGGCGACCTATGAGATGTCGATGGCCTCGGCGGGGGCGCTGATCTTTACGGCGGACGTGTAAGATGGCGAACCCCTGGGCAGGCGAAGTGGCGCTGGTGATGAATGGCGAACGCCGGGTGCTGAAGCTGACGCTGGGCGCGCTGGCGGAACTGGAGGCGGCGCTGAAGACCGAGACTCTGGTCGCGCTGGTCGAGCGGTTCGAAGGGGGCGGGTTTTCGTCGCGCGACGTGCTGCTGTTG